GCGATCGCCTTCGCGACCGGTTCGGGTCGGCACTTGATGTTCTTGTAGCGGCCTGAACGACGTGCCAGCAGGTCAAGCTGCGCCTTCGTCGCGGGCAGCTGGCGCCACGAACTTGCCGCAGTGCCGAACGCGTTGCCGATCTTGCCACGCGCCCGCAGCCAACTGACGCACTCGCTGATGTAGGATGTCGACACCGCGTGCGCCACGGCGATACGCTGCACTGACGTGCGCGCCTTTGATTCGCGCGGCACCCTGTAAACCTTGCCCGTCAACGGATCGAGCAGGTCGATCATGTCAGGCGCCTGCACCTCTTCTTCGACCTCTTCGACCTCTTCGATCAGCGCCCCCGCCAACTGCGACGGGTGGCTGATGCCGTGCAGCACGAACAACCCGCAGGGGTCGAACAGGTCGGCGTGCGACTTGCCTGGCGACGACCGCAAGAAGCGCCCGACCTCCTGCACGAATCCCACCCGACCACGCGGACGGCGAAGGCAGCCCCATCGCAGCCACGGCAGGTCGACCCCTTCGACAAGGATCTGAACATGCACAAGGCAGTCGATGACGCCCTGCTGCAGCGCCTCAAGTCGCGCGGCGCGAATCGACGCCGACTGATTCGAATGCAGCGTCAACGCACGAACACCGGCGTCTTCTAGCCGTTTGGCGAAGGCCTCGGCGTCGACCACGTGCCGAGCGCTGACGACGCCCGGCCCGGTCTGCTGCTGCACCCACAGCACCGACGCCCGATCGATGATCTCCTGCTGCGCGGCGATCACCTTGTCGCGCTTCGGGTCGCCTGGCTTCAGCTGGTCGAAGTACGCCGCCAGTTCGTTGACGCGCTTTGCGTCGAACGGCCCAAGCCCCGACGCCACCCACGGCACTAGCACCCCGTCGGCAAGCGCGTCGTCGATGCTGTACCTGTCGAGTTCGTGCAGCCACAACGTCAGCCCCTTCGACGGGTCGGGGTTCGACTTGTAGGGCGTCGCCGACCACCCGATGCGCCGCACGTCAGGGATCGACGCTGCAGGCTGTAGGATCTGCGGGTTGTCGGTCTTGTGGCACTCGTCGGCACACCACGTCACCACCCGGCGCCCTGCCTTCGCCAGTGCCGCAAGGCAGGCGCCGAACGACGGGTGACAGGTGACGACCACCCGCTGCGACACATCTTTGCCGCTGGTGTAGAAGACGCCCACCGCTTCGCCCAGGCGGTCGGTCAGCGTTGCTGACAACTGCTCGACAAGGGTGATGCTCGGCGTCGTCACAAGCACCACGTCGGCAGGGCCGGTCAGCAGCTGCAGCTGGTCGGCGACAACCTCGGCGAGCAGGATCGACTTGCCCGACCCCGTCGCTGCCGCGAACACGCCCGCTGACAGCGACCCGGCGTCACGCGCTGCCACGTAGGCGGCGAAGGCTTCGACCTGGCACCGACGCGGCACCCGACCCGACCAGTTCGACACACTCGGCGAACTCACGACGAACCCCGCATCGTGTCGGTCGCTGCCTTCGCGGTCACAAGGTCAGCCGCAAGGGCCACGATCCCGCGCTCGACTGCCAGCGCCATCGCCGACGACAAGCTGCGACCGGTCAGTGCCGAGTAGGCGACAAGCGCTTCGTCGACGTGGGGGGGCAAAGTGGTGTCGCGACGGCGCGCACCCGCACTACTGCTAGACATGATCGATCCTGCTGTTCGGGGAAGTGCGACGAAGGTGTCGCGCTCGCACCGTACCAGTACCGCGCACGCGCCGCAAGTGGAATCATCGCCAGCGGTAACAGGAGTAACAGGCAGCCTGTTACCGCTAAGTTCGCCAAACGAAAGGCAAAAAGAGGCAAAGTAACAGGTAACAGGTAAAAACTAGGGTCTATACGCGCGAGCATTCGATCGATCGAAAAACTTCGACGGTCAGATCGATCGATCACTGACCTTCTCTAAACACATAGGGGTTCGTTTTTGCCTGTTACCTGTTACTTTGACCGTATTCGCGTTGCATTTCAATAGGTTGGTGGTAACAGCCCCCCTGTTACTCCTGTTACCGCTACAGCGCGCAGGGGTGACTGCACGGGGTGCCATAGTGGGGGCGACCGTGCAGTGAAGGCTACGCCCCCCGCAGACCCGCTGTGAAGTCGAAGGTGAAGTGATCGACATGCCTGCGCCCCCCTGGCATACCGACACGACCCGCTTGACGCAACGGCGATGCAAGGGCTAGGTGGGGGTCGAACCGGGTGGTGAAGTCACGCGCGTGAAGGCTTCGGCGATGTTCACGAAAGACCAGAAGATCGAGATGCAGCGACGGGCGTGGGAGATGCGCCTGCGCGGCGTGCAGCAGGTCGACATCGCCACCGAACTGCAGGTGTCGCAGGGCTTCGTCAGCGGCCTGCTGAAGAAGGCGCGCGAAGAGATGATCGAACAGAACCGGCTCGACGCTGGCACGGCGACGGGCGAGCAGGTCGGGCGGCTCGACAAGATGATCGTCGCGCTGACGCCTGCTGCCGAGGCTGGCGACGTGAAGGCGGTGCAGGCCTTGCTGGCGGTCGAAGACAGGCGGGCGAAGCTGCTAGGCCTTGACGCAGCCACGCGCAAGGCGGTCGACCTGACGACAGGCGGCGCGCCCCTAGCCTACACGGTGCAGATCCCGGTGGTGCAGCGAATCGAGGGCGTTACGGCGCCGCCAGTGCCTGACGACGGCGCGGACGAAGAGCAGCCCCTGTGACGGTAGCGGCGGGTGCCGTGCCGTTCGTGCTGCCTGCCCTGTACGCAAAGCAGCGGGCGGCGGTCTGCGACCCGCGACGGGTGGTCTGCATCGAATCGACGACGAAGGCAGGCAAGACGCTAGGCTGCCTTGTGTGGCAGATCGGTCAGATGATGTCAGGGCCGCCCGACGCCGAGCACTGGTGGGTGGCGCCCGTCTACGAACAGTCGATGATGGCCTACCGCCTGGCGTGGTCGCTGCTGCGCGGGCAGCCGGGCTTTCGGCAGGTGCTGTCAGAGCGGGCGATCGTCGGGCCGGGTGAGCGGCGCTGGTCGTTCCGCTCGGCAGACAAGCCCGACAACCTGTACGGCTCGGCGGTCAGCAGCGCGGTGCTAGACGAGGCCAGTCGCATGAAAGATGACGCGGTTGACGCGGTGTACAGCACGACGACGCGCACGCGGGGGCCGCTGCGGCTGATCGGCAACGTGCGGGGTCGGGCGAACCGGCACTACCAGTGGTCGCGCCGTGGCGAATCGGGTGAGGCAGGCTTCGGCTACCACCGGATCACGGCTGACGACGCGGTGGCTGCGGGTGTGTTCGACGTCGCCGACGTTGACATGGCACGGCGGTCGCTGCCTGACGCGATCTTCCGCGAGCTCTACTACTGCGAACCGGCTGACGACGGGGCGAACCCGTTCGGCATCGACGCGATTCGGTCGGCGTGCGAGTTGTGCAATGGCAAGGCGACCGGCGGGCAGGTCGCGGTATGGGGGCTCGACATCGCCCGCAAGCGCGACTTCGCGGTGCTGATCGGGCTAGACCACGCGCGGCACGTCGCAGTGCTGCACCGGTGGCACGGGCTGTCGTACGGGGCGCTAGTCGACGCGGTGGTCGCGGCTGTCGGTCGCCAGTCGAAGTCGTGCGTCTTCTACGACGCGACGGGTGTCGGCGACGCGGTTGGCGATCAGCTGGTCACGGCGAAGGTCTGGTGTGAACCCTTCATCTTCAGCAGCGCGAGCAAGCAGGGGTTGATGGAGGGGCTTGCCCTGGCACTGCAGCAGGGTCGCACGACGGTGCTTGACGGGCCGCACCGTGCCGAGCTGGAGGCGTTCGAATACGACGTCAAGGCGAACCGGGTCGTGTATGGGGCGCCGTCAGGGTCGCACGACGACACGGTGTGCGCGCACGCGCTGGCGTGGTATGGCGCCGAGCGGTTGGGAATCAGTCAAGCAGTTCGCCGGATGCCGCTAGGGGTGCCGACGACTTCACGCAGGGATCGAACATGGTAAGACCGATCGTCGACAGCCGGGGCAACGTCATCAGCGGGCAGCAGGTGGCGGAGCGCACGAACATCATCGGCGCGCGTAACTTCAGGGGCGGCCTGCCTGACGCTGACGCCAACCTGTCGTTCGTGCCTATGGACCGGCGCGGCGTCGCAGGCCTGCAGGGCAAGTTTCAAGAGATGATGCAGACGCACGTCGGCATCGCAGCGGCGGTCTATTGGGCGATCACGGAAGGGGCCGCGCTGCCGAAGGAAGTCGTGTGGCCGCACCGCGACAAGCCGGACGCTGACGCCGAGGCCTTCATGCGGTTGTGCGAATCGGCGGTCATCGACGACGCGGTCGTCTACGACGGGATGATCGAGGGGCAGGCGGCGCTGTGGGCGTACCCTCTGCTCGACGCCTTCATGGGGTTCGGGTTGATGCTGCCGCGCATGATCGGCGACGGTGCTGTCGAGTGGTACCCGGTGGCGCACAACGCGGTGATGCTGTGGCGCCCGAACGGCTACCTGCTCGGCGGCGTCCGCTTCAGCACGCCGAACGGCTACGACGACATCGACGCGATCGACCTTGTGCACACGGTTCACGGGTTCGCGGGGTCGGGCGAGTTCGAAGGTCGGTCGCTGCTGCGTGACTGCGTGCAGCCGTTCGAACTCTGGAAGCAGATCGCGGTCAACGCGGGCGTCTACAACCAGATGTCGTGGGGCTTCCTTGACATCGCCTACGAGCCGAACGCGTCCGACGACGACATCGCGGCGTTCAACACGTTCGCGCAGCAGTTTCAGGACGGTCAGCGCAAGTACATCCTGCGCCCGCAGGCGGTCGAAGTCGACATGAAGTACCCGTCGGGGTCGCCGCCTGACGTCATCGCGCAGCTGGAATACTGGGATCGGCAGATCGAGAAGAAGTTGAACGCACCGCTGGCGGGCATCAGTCAGTTCGGGTCGCGGGCGATGGCAGAGACGCTAGACGAAGCCGGGGGCCGCAAGGCGAAGGCGTGGCTCAACAGCGTCTTCGACCGGGCGTCGCGGGGGATGTTCCAGTGGCTCGCCCAGGCGGTCGGCTACGACGGCAAGCTGCCGCGCGTGCAGGTGCAGTCGGCGGAGATGACGACGGGGATCGGCGGGTGGACGGCGTACGTTCAGGGCGTGCAGTCGGGGCTGCTGTCGAAGGGGCCGGATGACGAAGCGTGGGGCCGTCGCGTGATCGGTGCGCCGGAACTTGCCGACGAACCGAAGATGACGGCTGACAGCCCGTCGCCGCTGCAGGTTGCGAACGTGCAGGCGGTGCAGGCTCTGCTTGCGGCGCTGAAGCCGTCGCAGATGGCACCGACCCCGCTGGCACCTGACGCGGTGGTGCTGCTGCTTCAGTCGGCAGGCGTCAGCGAGGTCAACGCGCGGGCGATGGTCGCGGCGCAGCTGGCGGTGCCTGACGCGGTCGCAGCGTCGCCCGTAGCAGGGCAGGAAGGCGGGGGCGCGGCACCTGCCGCTGCACCTGTCGCGGCAGAGGTCGGCACCCCTGCGCCGTCGACGCAGCCGCAGGTCGTGGTCGGCGGCAACATCGAAGTGCCAGCGGCGATCGGAGAGGCGGCAGCGTTCGCCCCGGTCAAGGTCGCGGGGGAGATGTCAGACCTGTCTGACGAAGTCGACACGCAGCCGACTGCGGAGATGGCAACGGTCGCCGAGCGGGCGCTGACCTGGCGTGCAGAACACGGTCGGGGCGGCACGGCTGTCGGGGTGGCGCGTGCGCGTGACATCAAGAATCGCAAGGCGCTGTCAGAGCAGACGGTGCGGCGGATGGCGTCCTACTTTGCCCGGCACGAAGTCGACAAGAAGGGCAAGGGGTTCGACAGCGGCGGCGAAGGCTACCCCTCGGCGGGTCGCATCGCGTGGGATCTGTGGGGCGGCGACGCGGGTGCAGCGTGGTCGGCGCGCAAGGTCGAAGAGTTCGATCGGTTGGCGGGCGACCTTGCCGACACGGCGGGGCTGCTGTCGGCGGCGCTGGCAGATCAGCCTGACGTGGTGGTGCCTGACAACGTGAAGGCTGCAGCTGCAGCGGCGCTTGCGGCGCATCGGGCGTCGAAGGCGAAGACCAGCGACAGCGGCGCCCTGCTCTACGCCCGCGACTTGGCGGCAGGCAAGCGCCTGGCATGGGGCCGCGTCATGCGGCTTGCCGAGTACTTCCTGAAGCAGCACCCGGCGGCGTCAACGACGAAGGCCTACTTGGCACACGGTCCGTCGTGGCACGCCTACCAGTTGCGCGGCGGCGATGCTGCGCGGGCGTGGGTGCGGTCGCTGCTGACGTCGTACGCGAGCGGGGCGCATCAGCGGGCGGCACGGCTTGCAGCGATGGGTACCGGCACGGGCGGCGACCTCGGCGACGGCGAACCCGAAGGGGTGCTAGTGGTCGGTGCTGACGGGCGCGAGTTCGTGACGTACCGCACGCTGCGGCCCGAAGAGCAGGTCGTGGCGTGGGTGACGCTGGCAGAGGGTCGGCGCGACCTTGACCTAGAGCTGTCGCAGAAGCTGGAGGCGATCAGCGCTCGGCACCGGGAAGCGGTCATCGAAGGTCTGGCGGACGGTTGGCAGTCGGGGGAGCGCGATCGGATCTGGTCGCAGTTCGTCGCCGAGTACCAGACGGCGCTGACAGAGGCTGCAGGCGCCCTTCGCGCTGACGTTGCGGCGACGGTGCTAGACGAGGCGCGGCGGGCTGCGCGCGGGGGTGCTATCGCGACGATCAGCATCGACAACGTGGCGGCAGGGCAGGCGGCGCTGGCGGCACGTGCAGACGAGCAGTTCGCACGGGCGGCGGCGATGACGCAGAAGGCGGGCGAAGTGATGGCGGACCGCGTGCAGGGCGAGGTCGAGAGTGCGATCCTCGGCGGCGCTGCGATGGAGGCCTTTGAATCGCGCATCACGCCGCTAGGCCTGCTGTCGTCGGGGTTGGAATCCCGCAACACGGTCGAAGGTGCGGCACGTGTCGCCGAGTACGCGAACACACCGGCGGCGCTTGGCTTGATGCCGACTGAAGCGGTGCGGTCGTCGATCCCTGACGGCAAGCGGTGCAGCATCTGCGCCGAGCGCGACGGCATTCGGATCAACCTGGTCAGCGAAGACGGCGACCCGGTGGAGATCCCGCCCTTGCCCGACCCCGACTGTGAGGGTGGCGCGTCGCGTTGCCGGTGCGGGTGGTTCGTGATCTACGGCAAGATCGACTAGGCGGGGCTGCAGTCGCGGCAGCTGCAGTCGCGGAGGCGGTACTGCGTCGGCGCACTGCCGCGCCCTTCGACGACGCCGACGATTTCGCCGTCGACGATGAGGCGCCCGACGTCGGCGCGCATCGCCTGGCGTCCGCCGAGTTCGATACGTTCGGCAAGGCGTGCGGGTGACGGGTGAAACCCTGCCGCGTGTGCTGCACGGATGGCGTCAAGGATCATGCGTTGTCGGCGCGTCAGCATAGGGGATCCGTTCGGGTGCTAGTAGGGGGCTGCTTCGCCCGCTAGCGGCACGCTACCGCACTGCAGGGGGCTAGGCAAGGGGATCGGAGCGGTGCAGAAGTGGGTGCATGAGATCTGCACGCTACAAAGTCCGCACGCAGTCGGTTGCCCTCGGCGACGACAGCGACCTGCGATGGGTGTCGATGATCCCCGAAGGGGCGATCTTCGCGCATGGGATGGAGTGGCGCTTCGACGCTGACGCGACCGACCCCGACAACCTGCGCTTCACGTTCGACGACGCCGTCGAATCGCTGGAGCGGTGGCTTGCGGACTTCGCGCCGGCTGTTGCAATCGAGCACGACAAGAACGGCACGGCTGCAGGCTACCTGCGACGCATTCGGGTGCTGACGGCATCGGAGGCGGCAGGCTACGGCATCAAGCAGCCTGCGCCGCGCATGATCTACGGTGGTCTAGACCTGACGTCGCCGCGATGGGCCGAAGCGTTCGACGCTGGCGAAGTGCCGTACGTCAGCCCGAACATCCGGGCATGGGCAAGCACGGAGCGCGACAGTGCGCCCGGCTACCCGTTCGCGATCGGTGAGGTGTCATTCGTGACCATCCCGCAGATCAAGTCTCAACAGGTGCCTGTCGCAGAGATGCGGGGGGTCGCCCTTTCCGAAGGTGGCAAGATGACTGGAATGACGATGGAAGATTGTGCGGCCTACTGCGCCGACGCCGGGCTTGACGCTGCGGCGATCGAGGCTCTGCTGGCGAAGCTGTTCCCTGACATGCACAAGGCAGAGCACGAGGCCGACCCCGACCTTGCCGACGCGCCCGACGCCGAAGCGGCTGCGGAGCTGGAGAAGGCTGCCGAGATGGAGAAGAAGGAAGACGAGGCGCTGCTGTCGGAGAACGGCAGGCTGAAGCGCGAACTGGCGGCTGCCAAGCGCGCCTTCGCTGCGTCGTCGGTTCGCCAGCGGCTCGGCGCCCGCAAGGTGTCTGCTGCGACCGAGGCGATGCTTGCCGACGCCTTCCTGCAGGGCGGCACGAAGTTCGAAGCCCTGCTTGCCGACCTCGGCGGGTCGAAGGCTGCACCCGCTGCTGCCGCGCCTGTCGCTGCTCGCACGGTGGCGCCCATCGCCCGCACGTCTGCCGACGCCAACCTGACCGAGTGCCTGACGAACTACGCGAAGTTCGACGCGCTGACCGACGACCAGCAGTGGGATCGGATCTGCGAGTTGGCAGACAAGGAGAACATCGCGCACTGGCAGGCCGCTTCGTGGATCCGCTACAGCCGGATGCCTGACAGCGTTCGCGAGCGTCGCGCTTCTGGCCTCGGCAAGTAACCACACCCCGCACCTGCGGAACCCTACCGGAGATCGATCATGGCACTTGGTAATCTGACCTACAAGACCCCGAACGCGATCAACAAGATCGCACAAGACCTTTCCGGCAGCGAAGGCTGCGCGCTGAAGCTTGACGCGCAGGGCGTCGTCAGCCTGGCGGTGACGCAGGGCTCGGTACCCTACGGCGTCGTCGTCGTCGGCAGCGCATCTGTCGATGGCCTCTACTGGGCTTCGACGAACTCGACCACGAAGGCGCAGGGCGTCGTCGCGCAGTCGGCACTTGAGATTGTCGACGCGCTCGGCTGCGTTGTGCAGGCCTCTGCTTCGGCGACCGGTGCGATCGCTGCTGGCGACTACATTCAGGTCGACGCGGCAACGGCTGACGGTCGGTTCAAGGCGGACAACACGCCGACATCGACGACGTTCGTTTGGGGCATGGCCCTGACCGACTGCGCCGCGTCCGGCCAGTTCGTGCTTCGCTTCGCGCCCTTCATCGCCGCCTAACGGAAGGGGTCGACGATGGCACTAGGCTACACCACCTACAAGACGCCGAACGCGATCTTCACGATCGGCAGCGACCTGACCGGCAAGGAAGGCTGCGGCGTCACGCTGACGGGTCAAGGCGCTGTCGCGATTGCGCCGTCAACGCAGAACATCCCGTACGGCATCGTCACGGTCGGCGGGCCTTCTGAAGACGGCACCTACGCAGGCTTGATCGGCGGGTCGTCGGTCGAGTTCGTCGACATGCTCGGCTGCACGGTGCAGGTGCAGGTCAGCGCCAACGGTGGCGTCGGGGCGGGCGAGTTCGTGCTGATCGACATCACGGAACCCGGCACCTTCGTGTCGCAGTACAACGTCACCGTGGCGAGTGGCGACTGGATCTGGGGCCTTGCCCTGACGAACGCCGGGCCGTCCGAGCAGTGCCTGATTCGCTTCCAACCCGCAAACGTAGCATAACACAACCCGCGCCTTCGCGGGCGCTCTTCGACCGGAGATAGATCATGGCATTCGCGTTCCCGTCAGTTGGTGTCAATACCGGCGCCCTTCGCCCCGGCGTACTTCAGCGGATCTCGCTCTTCCGCACCGGCGCTGCTGGCACGCAGTCGATGGAGCTTTCGCCCATCGTCAAGGTGCCGACCC